AGAATACTCCAGGGATAATTTGACCTGTTACTGCATAAGCGCCAACAGCAGCAATGAAGCCGAGCATAGCCAGACGACCATTAAGAAGTTCAGCACGTTCGTTGTGAGGCACAGTGTAGTCTTTGTCAGTGTACATGGTGGGTTCTTTAGCGAAGATGTTGGTGGTCATTAGAATTGAAGATTAGAACGTTCAAGTTTTTCTGCGATATCTTGACGATAGGCAGGGTCTTTATCGTAGCGTGGATCACTCATAGCTGCAACCAGCTCAGCTTGACTACGGAATGCATCAGCTGTGTTACGTGGTGCTGAGCCTGTCAGCATTTCTCCATCGTAACCAATGGCATCTTGGTAACGTGCGTTGAGAGCTTGGGCAGCGAAGAACATAGCATAAGGATCACCGTTATCCATGACCCTATCATACATAGCGATCTCACTATCAGAGAGGTTCTGGCTGGCCCATTGAATCATACTTTGATACGAGTCCAGCCCGCCTACTGAGTCTTGGATGTCTGAGATATCCTCTTGAGATGCTACCTGACCTTGCTGCGTTTCTCCTTGTTTCTCCAAGAACATGTTAGCAACATCAATAGGATCCATCTTGCTAACCTCGTTTACGATCTCCTCACTCCACTCACCAGTACGGTAAGACTCCATGATGGTATCAAAGAGATCAGTATCTACTTCAGCTTCTTCCTCTACAGGCTCTTCTGTTGCTTGCTCTGTAGGGGTCTCCTCATTAGATGAAGAAGAGAGACGCTTCTGTAGTTCTAAGTAACCACGTTCTAGTTCCTCTGCTGACTTATACTTACCAGCCAGCAGCTGTTGTTCTTGTTCTGCAAGACGTTCTCCAACAGCTAGAGAGTCAAGCTCTTCTGCAGAGAATTCACCTTCAACTTGTTCGGATGGATTAAGAGTAATTTCGTTTGCCATTTGCTGTGATAACGGTTAAATTGCCAAGACCAACAGTCTTGACGAAATTGGGGGAACGACCGATAGTAGGCTCACCAATCTTAGTACGTTTCATACTAGGAGCTGGTTCGGGAGTAGGCTTAGTTTCTTCAGCCGAGGAGTCCACCTTCTGGGACGCCTGCTTCTTGTTGGGCCGCTGCGGCTTGGTCGGGGTTTGTTTGTCCATTCTGTTGATTCATTAGGTCTGGGTTTTTAGATGGGTCCAGTAGTGGTGCCTTAGCCAGATTACCTGTTTGCTTAACCAGTTCCATCTCTTGTGCTTGCTCCATTTGCTGGGCTTGCTCTTGCTCTACCTGACTAATAGACTTAACCAGATTCAGAGCATCAATACCTTGGGCTGCAGCAAGGCGCTTAACAGCTTCATCAAGGTTGAGGTAAGTAGCAAGGGCTTCAGGTCCAAGTGTTTGAGCAATAAGAGTGAAGAACTGAGCCAAGCTCTCCCTATCTTGTCCCCTACCAAGTGCATTGATACCTGCAATGATAGTAGGTCGTACAATATCCTTGGGGATCTTAGGGATGTCGTTGTTCTTCTGAAGAACAGAGAGCTTACGGTTCAGGTAAGGTACTAGGAACTCAACAGTAAGAAGAGAGAATAGTCCACCGAGTTGAGCTTCCAGCTCCATCTGTGTCATCCGCACCTCTTCTGCAGTAGTGCGCTCACTGTCCCGTACATTAAGAATCAGGAAGGCTTCACTAAGCCGACGTTCTAACACACCAGCCATATCCATAGCTGTCTTGAAGTCAGCTGTCTTACCAACTTGGACAACACTGATATCATCAGGACGTCCCTGAATGATGGCTCCGTTGCCCGCAGAGGAGAGTGTTTGTGGCTTGGTAGTACTAGAGGGGGATACGGTAAAGACCACCTTAGCGGCGACTGCAGAGCCCTCTACGAGTGCTTGCATCAATGCCTCAAGGGAGCGGAGATCACCAAGGAACTCCTCTACTCTACCACGTCCAAAGGCTTCACCATCTACTACATTAAACCTCAGTACCAACCAAGGATTAGATTCTAGTGGTGCCTTACCTTGAGAGCCGGGGATGATTTTATCAAAGACTTCTTGATGCCACACAAAGCGGTTATTCTCCCGCTTCACATGGGTATAAACATCAACGTCTTCATCATTATCTGTGCCATCCTCACCTGGAGGATTAGCTGGGTACGCTGCTGTTAGAATAGGAGACAAGAGCTTACGGCTGATCCGTTCTCTTGTAACGATTTCTAAGACTTCACCGTTACCATCTCTATCTACAACATACCTGTTCAATGGATATAGTTTAAGCCCCTTGGGACCCATGTAGATCAACGCATTACCACCAACAACCAAATGCTTAAGAGCTTGGTGTACGGTAACGCGATCACTAGATGCTGCTATAATTTCCATGACGGATCTTTCCATCTTCGCAAAGGAGATATCAAGATCCGACCGTGCTTCCGCTGGTAGATCAACACCGATCTTTGAATCATCAATCTGTAGCTTAAAGAAGCTGGTTTGGGGAGGCAGTAGAGCCAGCATCAATTTAGATGCTAGAGTGACTACCCCTTTTGCACCAACACTTTGCCATGGTGTGATAAACCTTAGGTTTGTTGACCGACTAACATCATCATCTTGTTGGATGAGAGTAGGTAGTGTCAACTGAGAGCACTGAACAGCTGTGTCTAGAAACTGGGAACGATACTTACTTAGAAAGTCGTATCTTGTTTTAGCTGTCATTACTATTAGAACTGTTGTTTGAACTTAAGGGTCTTCATTTGACCAGTGCCTTGTGCGCTACGTCCAGCACGTTGTCTGGATGACCGAGCACGTTTATATCCAGAAGCCCACGATGCAAGATCAAGTCCACCAAATCCATTAGAGAGGGGGGTGTCAGTAGGTTCGGGTTCTGGAATCACGGGTTCAATGTTATCATTAACGTTACCATTAACGTTACTATCAACGTTACTATCAACGTTACTATCAACCTCATCTTTTGGTTTGAACCTTTCGGGAAGTTCATATTGGTTTTTACCGAAACCCATCACTCTTTCGCGGCCACCAGGGCGAATTTGCATACCACCGGCTAGGAAACGAGGTTCAGTAGCACCCCTGGCGCCAATGAGTTGACCTTGCCGCATGTAACCAGATGATCCAGGATCGCCCATTCGGGACATAATATCTTGGCCAAGTTTACCAGTACCAAAATCCATGGTACCAAAAGGTGTTTTGGAGAGTTGCTTAGTTCCCCTTTTGAGAATTTTATTAAGAGCACCAGCGTTCAAACTAATGCCAGTCTTTCCCTTTTCCTTAAGAGCTGTGTTTACTTTATCAAGGCTCTTAATGAGTTTTTCATCACTTACACCAGCTTCTGCTCGGAATCTCCTCAGTTCACCAGCACTAATACCGCCAGCCCCTGCAACCCTAAGACCCTGTTTGACGCCTTTGATCTCTGGAGTAGTATTGGTAGCAGTAGAGCCTGAAGAAGTAGGTGTCGGAGTTGGTGCATACCTAGATGCTATTCTAGTAGCTGCTTGGCTACTTACACCTGTCCTTCGTTCAATCTTTGCAGCCGATGCACCACGGCTCGCCATGTTTTGAGCGCGTTCTCTTTTTCTGTTAGCCATTGTTCTCTTCGTTGAGTTGATGTTGAATCCACTCGACCACAGAACGTTGGCCAGAGCGGTACATAATTAATGAGTGTGAGTCATCCGGGTGGGGATTAAGTGGTGGGAAGTTTTCTTCAAGTTGTTGAAGAATGGAAGTTAGCTGGAGACCGTGGGTCTCAAGCATACTTAGAGAGATAGGAGATTGCATCTGCTAGAAGTTGAATGTTATCGTTGAACTGGCCAAGACCTACGTTACATTTATGGCACAGTAGACCCCTGTTCTCACCTGTTTCATGAGAGTGGTCTACGCATAGGCGAGGAGTGAACTTGCGGCAGATAGCACACAACCCACCCTGCTCTTCGCACATTTCAATGTACTCATTTACTTCCAGATTATATCTTCGTTTAAGGTTATCTTTGTAGCGTGCATCAACCTCCTTCGATGGGGACCTAGGCATATTGAGGGAGATTGGGGTTTGCATGTTCAAAGAAGGCAGGCATTCGTGCTCTACGTGTGTCAGAAAGCTCAGGTGCTTTTCCCTGATACATCAAGCTATCGCTAGAATCCAGCCAAAATTTTTTGTCTAGATATTTATTGGAGGTATTTATACCTAGAGGTTCAAGCACCCAATTAATGGTTGCCTTCCTGAGCTTATCGAGAGAAGGAC